GCCATGAGAGATCAGCTGCGATGGCGAAAGCCCTGATAACGCAGTCGGGCTTCTTGCATCTGTTCCCCTCAGTCGGATTCGGCTGGGTGAACTCGAAATAATCAGTATTCTTGTATAGATCCTTCTTTGCCATTTTGAGAGCGTTTTTATTATTCGGATGAATAGTTTATCGATTCTTTCCTGAAATCGCAGGAGAGCGAAAGGAATCGCCCTCTCTGCGAATGTTTCAGATTATTATTTGATCCCCATGATATATTTTGCAGCCTTCTCAGCCTTGGATGCAGCCCAAATAATCATCTTATTATCATTCTTCAGCTTACCCAGCCACCCATGAATATATGCAACCGAATTCCTGAATGCTTTCTCGCTATCGATATTGATTGCATTGCAGATCATGGCTGATCCGAGCTCTGCAACCAATTCCTCTTTCGAGTATGATTCACTTCCGAAAGCTGCGATCCCCATCTCATTCTTACGGTTGCATCTGTATTCAGGCATCGTGGAGTGGGTCAGCTCATGGAATGTGGTTGAGTAGTATTCCTCTACGATCTGATATTGACCCAGCATCGGAACCACTACCATATCCTGAGAGGGAGAATAATAGGCATCGCCTGAAGGTTTATCGTTCTGAAACTTGAGCTTCTTTTCACGGCTCAGATATCCGTTGATGATATTCTCTGCCTTCTCGATGGGCTTCAGGGTGTCATCGGGTTCGATCTCCTTGATCTTACTCTCGATACCCTCGCAATCATCGATGTGGAATACATGATAATATTTCAGGATCGGATATGAGTGCATATTGATTACCTCTGTGATGATCTCGTTACCATCCTCATCGATCTCCTTCTTCTTTCCCTGAGTTGTCATGGTGAAGAAAACCACTATGCCAGCCTTTGCACCCTTCTTGATATTTCCTCCGAGAGATTTGATCTGCTTGAAGGTGAGATATTCACCCTCACGACCCAAAAGCATCTGATTCAGGAATGAATAGGGCTTTCTTGAAACGTAGTTGATTGCGCCTCCATCTGCGAGCCCAGCACCCGACCAAGGCTTCTGCCAAGGAACGATACCCTTTTCAAGCTGCTCGATCACCCGATCAGTCACCATCTGATAAACATTGACTTTCTCTTTCATAATGCGTTGAAATTAAATTGTTATAAACTCGGTTTATTCTTCTTCATCATCCTGATCCTCGATCTCTCCATCCTGAATCTTATCGAGGCGGTCAGGATCCATGCTCCAATATCTCTTTGCCCGTCTGAGGCATTTGCGCCAAAATTTGATCCATTCGGAGATACCATCGATATCATCCTCGTAATATTCGCCTGAATCGGCATCCTGATAGACGATCCTCTCTGATTCCGTCATCCCGTCATATTCATATACGAGGCATCCGTTCTCTACCTTGATATCCTTCAGGGTGAATGAGGTATTGGCATCCTCATAGAGAGTGGCGGCATCTTCTTCAGTCTCCTTGCGGAATGATTCGAGATCCTGATTGAACTTCTCAACCATCCTGAGATGGGATTTCTTGATGTATTGGTTCAGATTATCCATAACGTATCAGATTAATTCCATTATCAGTTTCTTGTCGAGATCCCAAAGTCTGAGATCGTGTTCTATCTTATATCGGATATATTCCTTTGCACCGATCATCGAGATCACTCTTTCCCTGATATCGGATGCACCCCATTCCTCTGCTGAGTTGATGAGGAATTCGATCAGATCCTTGCGCTCATTATTGAGCTTCTCATTAGCCTGATTTGCATTAAACAACTTCTCTCGCTCATCACGAATGATCTGAGATTGGCTATCATTCATATCCTTCAGGCGAGATAATTGCTCTTTGAGATTCTTAACCTCATTTTCAAGACTCAGGACGTTGGCATAGTCATTGGCTGCTTGCTCCCTGAGGGCATCGTAAGCCTTTTGGATCCCGCCATTCTTCTTCCATTGCTTGCACCAATCCCGCTTATCCATGTCCGATCTCTCATAGATCGGCTCAATCTCTGTGTGATAGTAATCATCGGTTGGTTTGAAACCCGTCAGATCGACAAATTCATTAATCATCATAATTAAACCTCCTATTTTTAAAAGTTGAAATTATTTCTCTTTTTCTTCGATGCTTGTTAAGCACCTCCGTTTGATGTTGCAAAGATATGGCTTATTATCAAGATAGGCAACATTTTGAATGAAAAAATGCTTATTTTTAAGGCTTTTTAAGCAAAAGTTATGGAAAGTTGCAGTTTTTCCTGAGAAATTGATTTGGTTAAATCTTGCTAAAATTTAGGTGCTTGTTAAGCATTTACTTGAAATTTTGCATATCTTTGCGCAAAATTGAATTCATTTTTTAATTATCAGAGATATGAAAATCAAGTTTAAGAAGGCTCTATCCGAGAAGCTGAAGGATATGGGACTTACAGAAAAGGCAATTGATGACCTCGTTGAACTGGGTTGCAAGGGTCTTAAAGATGATTCCTCAGATGAGGATATCAACAAAGCGGTGGATTTGCTCGTTCCCTATGCAAAGGTCATGCAGGGGGAGATAACGAGAAAGACCCGCAAACCGAATCACAATCAGACCGAGACTCATGAAGATGAGGTTCAGGTTGAGGGTGAACAAGATGCGAAGATCGCTGCCATTATTGCAAAGCAGCTTGAACCTCTCACTAAGTCGATCAACGATCTGAAGGCTGAGAATGAGGCTCTGAAGGCTGCAAAGGCTAAGGGTGAGCGTGATGCGCAGATCGCTGAGAAAGCCAAGAAGCTCGGAATTCCCGAATTCCTTTTGAAGGATCGTACATTCCCTGAGGATGCGGATCTCGATAAGGTTCTTGGAGATTTCAAGAATGATTTGGTTTCTCACAACCTGATGCCAAAGGGTGCGGCTCAGGAAACGGGCAAGATCGAAGACCAAATGAAAGCCGATGCGGATGCATGGGCGAAAGGCTTACCCGATAATAACTAAGCATCCATATTTATTCACCCTTAATTCGTATTGAACAATGGCTATCGAATTCAAGAAAACTTCAATCAAGGGGCATACTCCTGAGATTTGGAGAGGCGAATGTAAGATGCTGCCAGGTGGTTTCAAGCCGAAGAACAATATCCCCGTTGGCTCTGTCGTTTATCGTGGAGTCCTCGTAGAGGTGAACTTCAGCGAGATGTCTGCCGCAGTCATCAAGATCGCTACCGTTCTCAATGGAGGCACTACCTCCAAGCCCCGAATTGCCAAGGGACATCTCTTTGCCGCTGGCGATGTGATCGCAATGGTAGGCAAGGATGATAAGTCCGTGTCGATCTCATCCATCGATACCGCCAATGCCGATTACGATGTTCTGAACCTCTCAGCCGCCATCACGGGGCTGTCATCAGGTAAAGCCATCGTGGAGGCATCCGATTACGGCTATATCGATGCAGATGCATCAACCGAGGGAGCCCTGAAGATTGTCGCTGACAACCCCAGCGATGGTCAGATTGCCCTCGCATCAGTCACCCCGTATCTCGGTGAAAAGACCCTCGCCGCAAATGACTATGTTCTTTTGCAGAAGGCAGAGGCTAAGTACACCCCGAATATGGTGAATGGTGCAGTGAAAGAGTTTAACGGCAAAGGTCTGCCGACCATCGATGCAGCTTATGAGGCAGTCGTGCTCTATCCGAGCCTGAACTTCCCCATCCTGCCTGAATGGTTGAATGGCTGCTGCCTGAAGTCTAACCCGAACATTCTGTTCATAAAGCAGTAAAACCATGCCTGAGTTTATTTATTCATCAATCTTTGGCGAACTGACTAAGAATGTTCAGATTCGCTTCGATAAGGTCTCAGAGCTGAATAAGAAATTGTTCGACAACGTGATCTTCGAGCAGTTCCTTGATTGGGATATCCCAACCGTAGGACTCGATTTCGAGGAATTGATCGGTCAGTACAATATCACCGTTGCAGCTCCGACCATCGGATCAGATGCTAAGGAGGCTATCCTTGGTACTGAGGGTCTCGAAACCCTGAAGGAGACCATCCTGACCCATGCAATCACCCTGCCTATGACTACCAAGGATTATCGCAAGGTATTGCAGATCCTCGACTCTAAATCCCTGCCTGACAAGGTAAAGAATGAGCAGCTGGTGAAGCTCATGTGGGGTAATGTCGAGACAGTCGTTAAGTCCGTCCTCGGAAAGCTCGATCTCATCTTCTGTGGCGCACTCTCAAATGAGGGTAAGTTCACCCTCGATGAGACCACCAACCCTGAAGGTGGAGCCCGTGGCTTGATTAATTATAATCAGCCCGCAGAGAATATCGCATCTGCCGCTACCCAGTGGGATGATGCCCATATCGAGACGGTGGACTGCTTCGAGGATATTCAGGCTATCATCGATGCCGCTCAGGATAAGGTCGTATTCTCGAAGGTGCTCTGTTCACCTGACCGAATCTCTTATATGTGCCGTTCTAAGAAGATGAAGCAGATGATTCATGGTACGGATAAGTCATCCAAGATGGTGCAGTTGAAGGATATCAACGCATACATGGAGGAGAATCAGTATCCTATCTTTGTCCCCATCCGCCGTCAGGTTCGTATTCAGAACGGAACTCAGCGCACTCCTTACTCTCCTTGGAATGCCAAGAATATGGTGTTCATTCCTGAAGGAAAGCTCGGTCTCGTCAAGAACGCTTGGGCGAACAATGAGCTGAAGCCTGAGGCTGGAGTGGCTTACTCTAACTATAACCGCATCCGTGTATCTCAGTGGGGTGTTGGTGAGACTCAGGGCTCTAACGGAGTCGAGTTCACCAAGGCTGAGGTCAATGCCCTGCCCGTTATCACGGAGATGAATGGAATCTATACCCTCAAGACAAAGCAGTAATCGATGAAGAATTCCGAGGCATTGAAGAGTTTGTGTAACGCTATGGTGAACACATTCTACCCCGATGATAAGACCATCGAGCTTGCACTTTTCAATGAGGGGATCGACTCAAAGGCTGATGCCACTCCGAAGGATCCCGTGATCTTTCGGGTGGCGATAAGCCTGATAAAGGGCTATGTGGAGGGGAGCCGTTCAGAGAATGGTGTCTCTACATCGGTCAGGGAAGATGGAATCAAGGAAAGTATCAAGTATTGGTGCAATATCTACGGGCTCGATGCCGATGAGATTCTGAGCGATTTTCTGCGTGTCATGGAGGATGGATCGAATCTATGGTAGGTCATGAGGACTAACGGATTTCTGAGATATGAGAGTGTCAGCGGTGGAGGTCTCAATGAATACGGAGAGCCGATCTCGGCTCAAAGCTCATGGAGTGATCCCCTACCCTGCTCCATAAAGACCAATAGCGACACCCGAAAGGGCAGATATGAGGATGGATTGTTCCGTCAGGCATCATTCACGATCCTCATTGAGCTGGCGGATTTCCCCCATAAGCGAATCTCTTTGGAGCGCATGGGTGAGTCACTTGGAGAATTCGATATCCTCAGCGTTGAGCCTCTGACTTCCGTAGGTCGTGTTCAGATAGTGGTGTGATATGGCAAAGGTTCTAACCTCGCATAAGAACTACAAGGGGGTTATCGTCAGTAAGACCGATATGAGGAAACTCAGGGAAGGTCTGAAGATGAAGATGAATGCCATCGTGGATCACCTCATCAAGCAGCTCTCTTATATCGGAGAGGAATGCGTGAGGGTAGCGAGGCAGAACGGAAGCTATAACGATATCACGGGAAATCTGAGATCATCCATCGGTTATGTTGTCCTATATGACGGGAAGCCCGTTGTCTATGGCTCATCCAAGCAGTATAGCGGTTCTAAGGGGAATGGCGAGAAAGGTGCAGCCGCAGCCGAATCCCTTCTGAACAAACTTCAGGCAAAATATCCTTGGGGTGTTGTCCTGATCGTCTGTGCTGGAATGAAATATGCCGCATACGTGGAGAGTATTCATCATAAGGATGTGCTTACATCGGCAGAGCTGAAAGCGGAATCCCTTGTGAATAAGTTGTTGAACGGATTGATTGATCCTGAATAGAATGGCAGTAAAGACAGAGATCGAGGTGGAGAGGGATTTCTATTCTTTCATCAAGAATGGGAGTCTTGGGAATGCAATCAGAGGTAAGGTATATCGCCCTGATATGCGCCCAGCCGATGCCAAGACCGAGGATCTGATAGTCAAGTTCCTTGCGGGGCTTGATGAGCAGATTCAGACGGGAGTGGTGATCCTCAATATCTATGTTCCTGACACCAAGAATTCGGATGGTCGTATGGTTCGTGATGCAGCCCGCATCGGAGAGCTTGAAGGGGCTATCAGATCCTTCATCGATGAGAATGACAAGACCGAGTATTGGATGGAATCGGATGGAACCCCCACCTCCATCAAGAATGAGGAAATCGGGCAATGGTGCATAACCGCCCGAATCCATTTCAGAAGGATAAGTGAGTAATTAATCATAAGTGTAATCTAAAAAAGTCGAAGAATATGGCAAGAAAGATTATCATGTCGTGGTCGAAGTGTAAGATCGAGGTCGGCAAGACTGGCGATAACGATGCTATGGCAGCGAATCTCGCATCTATCGGTACGATCAATGACAAATCCACCACTCTCGGCACAGAGGATGGTGAGAAGCTGACCGCCACCGCTACGGGCGGAGTCGTGGTCGCTGAGGAAGAGGGTGAGCCCGTTGTTACCATCACCACCCGAGTGAAGGAGATGGACTTCGATACCGAGAATATGTTCACGGGTGCAGTCAAGTCTCAGGAAGGCGATGAGCTGACCGTAAAGACCAATGTCGTGCCTGATGACTTCTCGATCAAGCTGACTCCTAAGAATATCGGTGCGGTGGGTATCAAAGCCCGCAGAACCCATGTATCTTTCCGACCTGGCTCATCTGAGGAAGAAGGTCAGTTCGTGGATCTGACATTCAAGATCCTTCAGTGCGAGGATGGAGAGCTCTACAAGAAGTTCAAGGTAAAATCTACCGATTGGGCTGCCCCAGCTGGTGGTTAAGAATCCCGATTGGGAACTAAAGATACCTCCTTTCATTAGAGACGTGTGGAGAGACACCCTTTTGCCGTTTGGTAGGAGAAAATGGCAGATATCGTGGGATGGAGCAGTCGGTAGCTCGTCAGGGTCATGTCCTGAAGGTCGTGGGTTCGAGTCCCACTCCCGCTACTAAACTCAGTTGATGATCATGGATAATAGAACTATCGAGCAGAAGGTGGCTTCTGCAATCCTTGAAAAGCCAATCGGCAAGATCGAGATTGATGGAAGGGTATATAATATCGCCCCACCATCAACCGCAACACTCATTCTTATATCGGAGATCATATCCACCCTTCCCATCGTTGAGAAGGTTCCAAAGGATCAGATCCTCTATTCTGTACTGCATAATGCGAAATATTTCAAGCCTCTCGGTGAGATGGCAGCGATCCTGATCCTCGGAGCCAATCATCTTGTGGAGGAAAGGGAGATTCCTCAGAAAAAGATCCTCGGAATATTCCCCCGAAAACCGAAGAAGGTCTTGGTAGATACCAAGTCTGAATTAGCAGAGAAATTGATGTATATCCGTCCTTCTATACTTAACGACTGCATCATAAGCAGATTGGAAGATATGGAGGTCGTGGATTTTTTCGTAATTACCACTTCCCTAAGCGAGGCAAACATTCTAAAGCCGACAAAGGAGGTGGAGCGTTAAACGATAGTATTTGGGCTACCATCCTCGGTATCGCACGGATATTCGGAAAGGATGAGAGATATGCCCTCTACGATATATCATATACCAATGCGGTGATGTATAGTCGGGCAGTCCCGCTGATGGGAGATGAGTCGGAAGACGGTAAGCCTGATTTCGATGAGTCGCTGGATGCGAACAATCCCGATAACTTTGGTAAATTCTCAGATTTTGATGAAGAAGAAATTGTCAGGGCATGAATCAGAATGAAGATGGAACATTGAGCTACGGAACCGTCATCGATACCTCAGGTTTTGATGAAGGTGCAGCCCATATCGAGCAGAAGGTCTCGGAGATTGGCGAGAAGGCTGAGGTGGAGAGTGCGAGGATAAGCAGCCTCCTAAGCAATGTGCCTCAGGTCAATATCGAGGTCACATCAGACACTTCATCCTTGCAGACTATCGAAACGGGGCTCTCTCATCTCAATCAGGTAGTCGATGAGAATATTAGCAATATCAAGGAGCTCGAAGCAGAGGAAGCCCGCCTGAACAAGATATATTCTGATACTTTCCAAAAGAATCAGAAGGAGGCTGATGCGTATCGTGAGCAGGCATCAGCCATACGTGAGAATATCAGATTCAGGAAAGAGATCATTCAAAATGCGAAGCAGCTTGAATTCCAGCTCGAAGATACCAAGAAGAAGATCTTGGAGGGTAAGGCATCTTTCTCGGATGAGGGAAGGGTGATCGAACAGACCGCTCAGAGCCATGAGACCCTGAGGCAGAAGATCAAGAACCTGAAGGAGCAGATGGCTGATCTGATCGCAAATGGTGTAGATGAGTCATCCGAGGCATACAGAAGGCTATCGGCAGAACTCGGTAGATTGACCGATATTCAGGGAGATATCGCCCAGCAGGGAAAGGTTCTCGCCAATGATGAGCAACAGATCGCAGGATTGGTTCAGGGTCTCGGAGGTCTCTCAGGCGCATTCTCGGCAGCTCAGGGAGCCGTTGCCCTCTTTGGTGATGAGAATGAGGATCTTCAGAAGATCATGCTCAAAGTGCAATCCCTCATGGCTATCACGATGGGATTGCAGCAGATGCAGCAGACCCTCAATAAGGATTCTGCCTTTCAGTTAGTGACCCTGAATGGTCTGAAGGAATGGTGGAATAAGCTCCTTGCCATCGGTGCTGGTGTTCAGGCTACTGAAACGGCTGCAACATCAGCCAATTCAGCAGCTCAGGGAACCAATGCAGCCGCCACCGCAGCCAACGCAGCCGCAAAGGAGGCTAAGGCTGGGGCATCATCTCAGGCTGCAATCGCTGAGGGGGCTGAAACCGCAGCAGTCATTACCAATGATGCTGCAAATAAGGCAGGAACCCTCTCGAATATCACCCTCGCAGGATCATTCAGGATGGTGGGAGCCGCCATCAAGTCCATCCCCGTATTCGGATGGATAGCCGCTGGTATCGGAGTCCTGATCGGGGTCATCTCGCATTTCAGATCCGAGGCGAAGAAAGCCAACGAGGAATTCAAGGAACATCAGAAGATGTTGGAGGATTCCCGAAAGAAATATGCGGAGGCATCCGTTGAGATAGATAGTTATTCTCAGAAGATCGATCATTTCAACGGGAATAAGAGGCAGGAGAAGAAGTTGGTCGAGGAACTGAACTCGAAATATGGTACTGCCCTCGGTTATTACGATTCCCTCTCCAAATGGAAGGATGTCCTGAAAACCAAGGGTGAGGCATATTGTCAGATGCTCATGAAGGAGGCGGAGGCTCAGGCTATCCTCTCGAAATATACCGAGGCTTATATCAATCTCCTTACTATCCGTGATACCAAGGCATCCGATTTCGGTAGTTGGTACACCACCGATGCGGGGGATAAGGAAAGGAAAGCCAAGGCAGAGAAGGATGCCGAGGAAACGGCTAATTCATGGCTTCAGAAATACAAGGAGAAGATGCAGGAGGCTCAGGGGTTGAAGGATGCCTTTGATATGAATCCTCATTCGGCTCCAACCTCTACGACCAAGGGAGGATCCACCTTCGATCCAAAAGCCGCTGCCCGCAATTATCAGAAAGCAATCGATGATTGGAAGGAGGCGGTGAAGAAATTCAATAAGGATGCCCAAAACGAGATCACCGACTACACCATCAATGCTATGGGTGAAGGTCTCTCAAAGGAGATCAATGAGATTTCCCGTCAGGCTTACCAAAGAAAGGAGGCTTGGGAGAATTCAATCAGGGAACTCGCAAAGGTTCAGAAGGAAACGGAGAAGCAGAAATTCCTCTCTCAGAAGGGTAATACCCTCGATATGTGGGAGAAGTCTGAAGGCGGGAAAAAGACCATCGATCAGTATGCAGCCGATCTTCTGAAGGTCGAGAATATCAGTAAGGAGAATGCGACCATCCTTGAATCCATCGAGAATGAGAAGAATCGCAGGATCGCAGAAGCCCGCCAGCGATATACCGATGCCCTGATAGATGAATACGGAACCACCGAGCAGAGGATGGAGAAGATGACCCGTGATTGGTCTGCGAAGCTCGCATTCATTCCTGATGAGTTCAGGAATGAGGCGATCCGTCAGATGGAGCAGTCTTTCGCAAAGCTCGAATCGGAGGATTTCAAGGCTTCGATCAACTGGGAGGCGGTATTCGGAGATATGGGCAAGCAGTCCATTCAGACCCTCGAATACAACCTCACCAAGATCCGATCATTCTTTGAGCAGAACAAGGAATCGATGGGTACTCAGGAAATTAAGGATTATCAGGAAGCTATCGCAAGGCTGGAGGATGAGATCGCATCCCGTAACCCCATTGCGGCTCTCCATAAATCCCTGAAGGATCTATCATCTGCCAAGTCCGAGTTCACCACCGCCATGCAGGAATGGAAGGAGGCTCAGGATAACCTGAAGATCGCTCAGGATGAATATAATGCAGCATTGGAGCATGAGAAAGAGGTGCAGGCTATGGGTGCCGATGGTAATCCTGACAAGGAAACCAAGGAATATAAGGATGCCATTGAAGCCACCGCCAAGGCTCTCGAAAAGAAGAAAAAGGCGGAGCAGACGAATCAGAATGCAGAGCAAAAAGCCCTCAATACCCGTAATAAGGTGACATCATCATTCAAGAATTGTGCAACTCAGATTAAGAATGTAAATGGTGTGGTTCAGGATCTCGGAGGGAAAGCAAGAAACCTTGCATCGGTTTTCTCGAAGGATCTTGCCGATGGCATGGATAAGGCTCTCGATGTCACCGATGCCGTCCTCAATGCCACATCCGAGGTGATAGATGCCATCGGAGATACGGGAAAATCTGTCGC